ATTCTTGCACAAATCAGAGCAAGACAGAACGCGTAAACGGTGTGCTGAATTTCGTAATAGTGAGGTTTACGCATGGCGCTGGCGGGAAATTCATAAGTTCTGTACTGCAGACTAGTGATGATATAAGTCATTGGTCTGCAACAGTACAACAATCAAAAAAAACACCAGAATTCGAGGAATTAGTAAGGGAGTACACTAAAAGAAGTTTCCCTATTAATCCGAAGTACCACATGTTAAGCGAACCTATCGCACCGTATAATACGGACTTATATAGTAGTAGTTATCCACGTGGCAATGAAGTTACTCTGCATGAGTTTCTTACACACGCAAGGGAGGTAAATGACACATCCCTTCTGTCACTTATTGACAGTAAACAAAAATGCAATCTTATCTTTAATAAACCCAATGTCCCACGTTTTGCAGAAGGTGCCGATGTAGTAACTGTACTTGTTGATGATAAGGACCAGGAATGGCTACGCCAAACGCTTTGGAATAAGCATTTTTATGTGGATGATGAGAATGGAAGTATTTATTATATACAAGATACCCCGAACTTGTGTAGTTTCAAAAGTTTGCCCATGATATTAAAGTTTAAGAACAAATACAAATTTAATATCGCAGAGAAAGATGAATTATATGAAAAGTATATCATTAATAATCATACTAATGAATGGTATAAAAATTACAAAAACTTCGAGGAGTTTGATCGGAAAATGAAATTGAATAATTATTTCATTAATTTGTCTGACTTATTTGATACAAAGCGTTTTGTTAATTGCATGTCCGAAATATTTGAACACTACGGCATTAGTGGGTTTAATCCATTACTGGTATCACAAATGCACGTTATCTGGTGGTCTAGACAAATATGATAATTACCGCGCCTTATACATTGGATGCAACTATTCCATCTGAGGTTACATTTACTGATCACTTGGAAGGGTTTAGCAAAAACAATACTAGCAGGGTGTTGAGTGAGGCTAATGACTATAATAAAAACATTCTCGTGACTTACCATCAGATTTTATCAAACGATATATTAAGTAAGGTGCCCATGTTGGATATACGTTTTTCTAGTGTATTACAGGATGAATTAAATTTGTGTCATTTTCATCCGTACAGGGTGCATCCAAAGGTGTCGTTCAAGAACCTGTTATGCAGTTTTAATGGGTCAGGGCATGTTAGTAGACAGTTGTTAACCTCTGCATTGCGTAAGTTTGGGTTATTCAATGATAACTATTCTACTAAAAACTTTAAATACACCAAAGAACACATAGATGGACACTTATCTAACCTAGACTTGTCCAAGGTACAGCAACAGTTGTATATGAAGTTTTTAACAGACGACACTACGTTTTTAAATAACGTGTATTCACATGGTCATGTGCAGTACAACCACCCAACAAACATCTATAATTTGGAAGGTGAACTAACGGGGAGTTTTATTCATGTTGTTAGCGAAACAATGGCCACAAGTTATTATCCATTCATAACAGAGAAGTTTTTGTATAGTGTGGTCACACGTGGGTTATTTTTAACATACGGACAACCAAAATGGCATGAACACATAACGTCTTATTATGGATTTAAACGTTATGATAAGATATTCGATTATTCATTTGATGATATTCTAAATCCAGTGGAAAGATTAGTTAAGTTACTGGAAACAGTCCGTAAATTCGATGCATTATCCACTGCTGATTGGCATGATTTATATTTAATGGAGTATGACACGATAGAGTATAACTACGACCACTATTTTAGTAAAACGTATATGGATTATTTAAAACAGCATGAGTAAGCATTTGTTAGTAGGCTGTAGTTTCACGGATCCAATGTGGCAAGAAGATGTGCCGTGGAGTGTGGAGTTTTCAAAAACGCACCCGTCCTATATCGTTGCAAAAGCAGGCATGGGGATTAAAGGAATTACAACGGAAGCAATGTATTACCTTAAAGGAATACCTGACATTAGCACTTGTGTAATAATGTTGCCTTCATTGTGGCGCATGGATATCGAGATGAGCCAAGATTCAGAAGTCTGCAATGCAATGGTTGATCTATTAGAGTGCGGTGTTGGTGGGTGCAGAAATAAGGAAAGAGCAACCCGCAAGTGGATAGTTAGCGGAGGGGTCCACTATGATAAAAAAACCAAAGCGGGCAAGATATTTAATCCAATGTATAAGCATCAGGGATTTCTTGTGATTCTTAAGGAACATATTAGATCTTTGAAGATATTAATTGATTATTGTAGACGAAGTAGTATTAATTATTATATTAGTGCAATAACGGATCCAATGGAGCAGTTATTGCACTGTGATATGAGGGGGGAAGAAACAAAATTACTAGAGGAAGTAGAATACAGTAATTGGTTTAGGTTTGACGGCAAGTTTGTTGATGGGTTTTTATCACATGATAAGCACCCATCAACAGAAGAGCATGTTGTACTTAGTGAGTATATTATAAGAAACATTTTATAGGAGTAAAAAGTTATGGGTAAGCCATTTGACGTAAGTAAATTTAGAAAAAGTATAACAAAATCAATTGATGGATTATCAATCGGATTTCATGACCCAACTGATTGGATTTCAACAGGTAATTACGCATTGAATTATCTTATATCGGGTGACTTTAATAAGGGTGTTCCACTAGGTAAAGTAACTGTATTTGCAGGTGAGTCTGGTGCAGGTAAGTCGTACTTTGCATCAGGGAATATCATTAAGAATGCACAAGAACAAGATATTTTTGTTGTGCTAATTGACTCAGAGAATGCACTAGATGAATCATGGTTACAAGCACTTGGTGTTGATACAGACCCTGCTAAATTATTAAAACTTAGTTTATGTATGATTGATGATGTTGCTAAGACTATTAGTACGTTCATGATTGACTACAAAGCAATGGCAGAAGAAGACCGACCTAAAGTACTATTTGTCATTGACTCATTGGGTATGTTATTAACACCAACTGATGTCAAGCAGTTCGAAGCAGGTGATATGAAGGGTGATTTAGGACGTAAACCAAAAGCACTGACATCATTGGTGCGCAATACAGTTAACATGATTGGTGCGTACAATGTCGGTATTATTGCCACTAACCACACTTATGCAAGTCAGGATATGTTTGACCCAGATGATAAGATTAGTGGTGGACAAGGATTTATTTACGCTTCGTCTATTGTTATTGCGATGCGCAAACTTAAACTAAAAGAAGATGAAGATGGTAATAAAGTTACCGAGGTTAAAGGTATTAGAGCGGCGTGTAAAGTAATGAAAACACGTTATGCTAAGCCATTCGAGGCAGTACAAGTTAAAATTCCATATGAAACGGGTATGAACCCGTACAGTGGATTAACTGATTTAGCGGAGAAGCGTGGGTTACTAGTTAAGCAAGGTAATCGTTTGAAGTATCTTCCTACAGGTGCAGAAGAAGGTGAAGAAATTATTATGTTCCGTAAGGCATGGGAAAAAAATACAGACGGTGCATTGGATATTCTAATGAAGGATATAAGTGCAGAAGCACTTGGAGTAGATGCTATTGCCGATGATGAAATTATCGAGAATATCGAAACAATGGAAGTTGATGGCGATTTGGCACAGGAGATAGAAAGTGAGTCTTGAAATTCATTTGGAAATATGGGAAGCAATGCAAGAACATATCGTTGATGTCAAAGGTGCGGCAGATGACTTCGTTGCTGTGTTAATTGAGAACGGTATTGCAGGTGAGAAGATTGCAGATGCGACCACCAACGAAGATGTTAAAAAAGCATTGATAGACTATGACGTGGATGTTAATGTCGATGTTGATGATAACTACGATGAATATAGCGAAGATGATGACGAAGACGAGTACTAGACCGAATGTGGTATTCTAAAGTAACCAGCAATCTAGCAAATATTCCACCGTTTATTGATTATTACAATAAACAATTGAATGAAGCAAAGGGTGAAGTAATCCTCAATGGTCATGTCGAAACTAATATCAAAGAGTTACCTGGAATCACCGAACAACGATTCTATCAGTTACAGGAAATAGAAGCAGTATTAGAGTACCTCAATATTGAGTTACGTCGTATTAGGCGAAAGCACTTCAAAATATATTTGGAATCATACGCACGTTCGTTGAGTAGTAGAGATGCCGAAAAGTACGCAGATGGGGAAGATGAAGTAATTGATTTTGAATTGATTATTAATGAAGTTGCCTTGTTGCGAAATCGGTGGTTGGGTATTATGAAAGGATTGGATACTAAACAATGGCAACTTGGCCATATTGTTAAACTTCGTACTGCTGGTATGGAAGATGTAGTAGTTTAATGGCATCTAGTAGATTTATGTTTAGATACGTAAATGGTATCCCCATCTACAACATATGGGATAACGACTTTGGTGTAATTAGAGAAGGAAAATTCCTTCAATTATTCGAATCCCAAATTTCCACCGAGAATGTAAATATACATAATTTATGTATATTTGATTGTACAAACGAGGGAATTGGAACCAACGACATAGAAATAATGATGGATGCAATTAGTGCATCCTTTCCTAACCTAGAAGTACGTGTATTGTTTAATATATCAACTGCTATATCTACGGCATATCGACATATATGCTTCCCTGAACACATGGTTGCACATTGTGGGTTTGTGAAGCACGTTGGTGCAATGAGTATTGATTGGGAGAATATAGCAATCAATAAACACTTCATTTCGTTGCAACGAAGAGCATCAGTTACACGTGCGAGGTTTACTAAAAAATTGCTAAGCACCTTCGACAAACACCGATATATTATTAGTTGTGGTAGTCACCCAAATAAGTGGTTACGTGAATTACATGGTTTAAAAGAAGCATTTCACCCGTACAAAATGCCAATATTAGTTGATGGAACGATTGATAGTGATTCTGAACAACATTTCCATACCAACGTGAACTTCTTCGAATGTATGGTTAATGTAATAACGGAAACAAGTTCACAGACTGACGCTGACAGTTGGAGAGAAATATTTCTAACAGAAAAAACATTCAAGGCATTTGCGTATAGGCAAATGCCTTTGTGGTTTGCTGTTCCCAACACAGTGCAGACTGTCAGGGATTTAGGGTTTGATGTATTTGATGATATTATCGACCATAGTTATGACTTAATAGACGATGAAAGTGAACGTATGGACGCAGTTGTTAATGTTCTTGACGGGTTTTGTAACACGTATCCTACCAATGAAGAACTTAACAAACTGAGGGTTAAGTTATGGCAACGCATAAGTAATAATATGCAACTTTTAGATAAGTTAGCGTCAGTACATAGAATCACAAAGCATAACCATATACTAGAGTTAATAAAATGAGTTTTAGTTCAGCACAAGAAAGTCACCAACATAGCCTAGAAACACTTGAGTTGCTATATGCTTATCCAGATTTTATGGAAAGTGTTGATAGTATGTGTGACATAGGATGTGGATTAGAAGCATTGGATTTAGAATGGTGGTCAACACGCACATTGCAAGACGATGATGTTGTTATTCCATTAAACATCAATTGCACAGGCATCGACACACACGAAAAGATATTAGTTCATAACGATAATATTACATACAAGCAACACGACTTCGAAACGCCAACGAATGAAATATTTGATGTATTGTATTGTCATGATAGTTTCCAATATGCGCTTAATCCATTACTAACATTAAGTAATTGGCACAATATGCTTACTGAGGGTGGTATGTTAGTAATAAATGTACCAAGTACAACCAACCTAGAATACAATAAGTTAGCATGCTCGCAACCAAGCCACCATTATTATAACTATACATTAGATAGTTTAATTCATATGTTAGCAGTAAGTGGGTTTGACTGTGAATCAGGGTTTTTCCAACAACAAGTTAATAGCCATTGGATTAAAGTAATTGTTTATAAAAGCGACATAGCGCCGCTAAACCCTAAAACTACATCGTGGTATGATTTAGCAGACAAAGGGCTATTGCCAAAAACAGGTGCAGATAGTGTTGATAAATACGGGTACATGAAACGCGAAGACTTAGTTCTTCCGTGGCTCGATTATAGTAACATTTGGTACGGGCAATAATATGCAAGTAGCACTAATAACAGGTGGATTTGACCCAATACATAGCGGACACCTCGCTTACATAAGAGAAGCACAACAGTTCGGCAAACTTGTAGTTGCTGTTAATAGTGACGAATGGTTAGCACGTAAAAAAGGCAGAGCGTTTATGCCGTTGGAAGAACGTGTTGAAATACTACGCAACATTAAAGGTGTAAGTGATGTAATTGTATTCGACGATGCAGACGACACCGCATGTGATGCAATAGCAATAACTGCAGGCTTGCATCACGGCACAACTATTAACTTCGTTAATGGCGGTGACAGAACTGACAAAAACATTCCAGAGATGGACTGTGCTAATTACGGAAAATGGATAGACGTTAAGTTTCATTTTGGTGTCGGCGGAACAAACAAAAAGAATTCGTCCTCGTGGATATTACAAGAATGGATGGCACCAAAAACAGAACGTGTGTGGGGCTATTACAGAGTAATACACAACGACGAAACACACAAGGTTAAGGAACTTACTGTTATGCCGAGGAAAAGTTTAAGTTTGCAAAAACATCAACGCCGTAGTGAGTTTTGGTTTGTGTCCGAGGGCGTTGCTACAGTAGAACAGGGTAATAACCCACAATTACTGTCAAAACGCGATTACAAAGTATATGAGCAGTTGATAGTGCATATAGATACATGGCATAGGTTAAGCAATAATACAGCCGAGCCAGTACGTATTATAGAAATACAGTACGGTACACAATGCAATGAAGCAGATATAGAACGGTATAAAAAATGATTAAAGTTTTTATAGGGTATGATTCAAACGAAACAGTTGCATGGCATGTTCTTACGCACAGTATCCTAAAGCATAGCACAAGCCCTGTATCGTTTATTCCTATCGCTAAGCAACATATTAAAGATTTATACAATAAGCCAAAGCAAGGATACGAATCAACTGAATTTTCAATGACTAGATTCCTAACACCGCATCTTAGTGATTATAATGGATGGTCAATATTTCTAGATTGTGATATGTTAGTTACTTCTGATATTACTGAATTATGGAATTTACGCGATGACAGATACGCAGTAATGTGTACAAAACATGAATACACTCCGAGTACTAGTACGAAGTTCCTAAATCAAAAACAATCAAAGTACGAGAAAAAGAATTGGTCTAGTGTTATGATGTTCAATAATGCAAAATGTTGGAAACTTACGCCGAAAGTAGTAAGTAATGAGAGTGGTATGTTCCTGCATCAATTCAAGTGGCTAAACAATGATGATGAAATAGGGAGCATTCCATTAGAGTGGAATTTTCTCGTCGGTGAGGAAGAACCCACTAACAAGTTACCAAAATTGATTCATTACACATTGGGTGGGCCATATTTCAAAGAATACCATGATGTAGATTACAACGATGCGTGGAATAATCATTATTACGAAATGATAAAAAAATCATAAATACATACGATATAGTAAATTATTTTTATAGGATTAATAAAAAATGGCAAATAGAACAGTTAAATTTATGGGGTACACAACTGACAATGCGACAGT